GTACAGATCAAGGGACTGGTATATAAGTCATTTGATCCTCACATCCATAAGCGCAAGAACTTTCAACTTCATCCTGCTATGCGCATTTATACTTCTCTTGATACTGGTTGGCGCCACCCTGCTGCTTGGCTTTGGCACGCCGTTGAACCTAACGGACGAATAACCACGTTTCATGAAATCGTAGAAAGCGAGCGAACAGTTGAAAGCTTGGCCGCTGAAGTACACGCATTTGAAAACAAAGTATTACGACCGTTGGGAATGGAAGTTTTTCAACGTACAGGTGACCCTGCGATGCTACAAACCAAAGAGCATACAGGCACTTCTATTGTCGGTGAATATGCGAAACACGATATATTTATTGGAGTGGAAGGCGTACCGAAAGGGCCGGGATCGGTAGATATTGGCGTCACCAAATTGACTCAGTATATGACCACAATGTCCTATAATGGACCATGTTGGGGATATACAGAGGATTGTCCTACTCTTGAAAAGCAGATGAAGAATCTTCGCTGGGAACAGTATGATTCTAAGAAGCTTGAATATAAGAAGGCTCCGAAGGTCACTATTGATAAAAAGAATGATGATGCGCCGGATTCACTGCGCTATTTCATTACTCTTACAGATGATCTGACTCCTGAAGCGATTGCGGATATACAGAAGAATCCCAATCTGCTACATTCAGTACCGTATTACAACCCATACGCACCGCCGATTCCTGATTATCAGGTATATCAGTCAAGCACACTTTATGGAATTGAGGGATTATAATGCCTAGCCGCAAACCGTGGCACGATTCACCTTATGACGCTAGTGGTATGCCGCTTGGCGCGGAAACTGCTGATTACGACAATGAGGAAGAACGTCGTAAGCATATGGTTAAAGAGAAGTATGTACCGGAAGTTCCTTTGAATGACCCGGAATATCAACCTCGTCAGTTGCCAAAGACTTTTACAGGTCAGCGTCCTCTTACAAAGAAGCATTTCAATTCAGCTATTGCAGAAGGTGAAGGTTTCCCCGATCCTAATGTTGAAGTAGTAGACGTAGAGGACCCGGGAGTTCGTAAAGAACTATTGGTCCGCGAAGCCGACGATAAAGGCTTTAGCGAAGTTCCTGAATTGCCGAAATCTGAAAAGCAGGAAACTGTTGATGAAATCGGCGCCGAGGACGAACGTAATCCTGAATCCGAAACACATCAAGAAAACCTTGAAAAGAAGGAAGAAGATGTACGTCAGGATCAGGAAGAACAAAGGGAGGAAATTGACTCGACCTTCCTAGACCAGTTTGAAAAGAAAGATGAAGATAATGACGGAGTTCAGAAGTAGCCGATTCCTTCTGTGGGAACGACCTATGGCAAGCCCGTTTTACGATCTTATTCATCAGGATAGCCGCGGACCCGTATTTGATCTGGCTGTAACGCTTGAATCATATGACGGGTCCGTTTATATCCATCAGGATGATATTATCGAAATGGCTCGCACATTGGGTATGGCGACCACAGATGAAGTAGCTCAAATGATGCAGGAAATCCAGCATCTTAAGTCTCGCGTTAATAGACTGCCAAAGGCAGAGGAAGAGCTTCGCCGTGAATTGGACATTGCCGTTGACGGTTTTTATAGGAATCTTCATTCTGACGAATCTGATGTGGTTCCTAGTTCTGAGAACTCAGAATCAACAGATGATCCGTCTGCTGGATTTAAACCATAAGCAAAGCGAGCTTCTAAGCGTCAAAGACCTTCAGGCATATGCCATTCTAAAGCAGATTGCACCAGAGCAAGAAACTGCTCCTATGGAAGAACCTGAATCAGACGATCAAATTGCATTTAGGGAGCGTTGTGCGCGACCGGGAGGATTAACAGACGATGAAAAGCTCTATTTCAGGGCAAAGGGATTCGACGTCGCCGACTAATCTTCCTGCTTTTGTGCTTTCAGGCGAATCTGTTGAAAAAGATTTGGCTAGGCTTAAAGAGCGGGAAGGAGTAAAGAATGCCGTTGCACTTGGTAAGCTGGTAAAAGACTGGTATAACAAGTGCAAAAACCAGATGGACCCAATTAAGCGCCAGTGGTATCTGAATATGTCGTTCTATAAGGGCGAACAATATGTAGATTTCATTGGTGGCAGGCTTATCAATATTCCTTTGCCTGCTAATAAAGCCAAGCTGGTTATCAACAGGATCAAGCCTGTAGTACGTACTGAGGTTGCTAGGCTTACCTCTCAGGAGCCTACAGCTGAGGTTGTACCGGCCTCAAATGAAGAGACTGACGTTATGGCCGCACAGGCCGCTGAAGCGGTCTTTAACAGCTGTAGAACACGTCTCAATCTTCAGGGCGTATTGCGTCAGGCCGCATGGTGGTGTTCCGTAACTGGAGTAGGTTATATAAAGACCTATTGGGATAAGGATTACCAGTATGAAGATCCGAATGGGCAAATGGCATACGGAGACCACTGCTATACAAGTGTTTCCCCGTTTAACATTTTGGTACCTGATTTGCTCTTGGAAGATATCGAAGAACAGCCGTATGTTCTCAATGCTTTCACGAAATCGCTGGATTGGGTCAGGATTCATTACCCACAGGTAATGGACCGTGAAGGTTGGAAGCCTACAGTTATTTCTTCAAATGAGATTATGGAAACCCAATATCTCAATACGAAATCAACTCAGGCTAATCAGGCCACTCCAGATTCCTGCCTTGTAGTAGAGGCTTGGATTAAGCCAAACGCAACGCCTCTACTTCCAAAGGGCGGGCGGGTATTGCTTATTGATGATCTGGTTGTCGATGCGAATGAAGAAGGAATTCCTTATAAGCATGGGCAATATCCTTTTGCAAAGATTGATTCAATTCAGTCTGGTTCGTTCTATGGAACTTCCGTTGTTGAAGATTTGATTCCTCTTCAGCGTGAAATCAATAGGACTCGTTCTCAGCTGATTGAAGCTCGTAACCTTATGGCTAAGCCGGGTCTGTTCTATAGGACTGGTTCGCTTGATCCAAATAAGTTTACTTCTGCAACTGGCCAGCTTATTGATATTAAGCCCGGTTCTGAATATCCTCAGCCTATTCCTCTTCCGCAAATGCCGGCATTCGTCGAGCAGATGCAGGATAGGTATTTGCAGGATGTTGAAGATATCTCAGGTCAGCACCAAGTATCTAAAGGCAATGCTCCTGCTGGTGTAACAGCTGGTACGGCTATTCAGTTCCTTCAGGAAGCTGACAATAGCTATATGGCAACCACTCACTCTTCTATTGAAGATGCTATGAAGAAGGTTGCTCACCAGACTATCGCATTGGCAATTGAGTTTTATGACTCTGCGCGCCTGATTAAATACGTTGGCCGGGATGGTCAGATCAATGCGAAGTATCTTTCCCAGTCTGATATAAAGTCTGGTACGGATATTCGTATTGAGGGCGGTTCTTCACTGCCAGTATCTAAGGCCGCTCGTATCGCTCTGTTTATGGACCTTATGACTCGCGGTGCTATTCCTGTAGATCAGGCTCTTAAGCTTATGGAACTGCCTTCTATGAAGGCTTACTATGATCTTACTGAGGTCGATGAAAAGCAGGCTACGCGCGAAAATGTTGCAATGTCTGAACTTGACCCTCAGCAGACGCTTCAGGCTCGTATTCAAGTTGTTGAAATGGCTCAGCAGAGTATTCCAATGGGTATTGATCCTATGCAATCTCCGCAGGCTTCTCAGCAAATGGAACTCGGAAATGAGCCAGTTGTTGAAGTACATGACTGGGACGAGCATGATGTTCATATTATGGTTCATACCCGGTACATGAAATCTCAGGAATACGAAATGCTTCCTGATGAAATCAAGAACGAATTTGAATTGCACTTGCAAGCCCATAAGGACCGTAAATTCAAGGTTATGATGGAAGATATGGTTCAGCAATTGGGCGCTGAAGGAGATACCGGCGGTATGGGTGCTCCAATGGGCAATGATAATAATGCGGGTGGAGAAAACCAATTCTCCGAAACTCAGGCACCTGTTGACGCAGGTGCGCCTCCACAGTAAATTACTAATCAAGCGACAGGGCCTTAAGGTACAGCGCAGAAAGAAGTAAAGATGTTTATTCCGAATATTTTTCCCTTTATCTCTATGATCGAACCAGAAGTAGATAATGGGGGCGGAGAGAACGGCTCCGTAAATGGGGAAATTGATGATCTGGGAGTACCTGCCGATTTCGGACAGGAAGATCATCAGGAACAAACGCAAGAGGTAAAGCTTAATCCCGCTTGGAATGCAGTTCTTGAACCGCTTCCGCAGGAGTTTCATAAGCAGATTATGCCGAAGCTCCAAGAGTGGGACAATAACTTTGCTAAGGTACAGTCAGATTACGCTCCATATAAGCCGCTTCTCGAAAATAATGTAAAATTCGAGGACGTGCGGAAGGCATTTCAGTTAGTCGATTTGATTAACGCAAATCCCCGCGCTGTATATGACCAGCTTGCTCAGCGGTTTGGATTTAATTCTGGACAGGGCCAACAGCAGATTGAAGATAATAAAGAAGATGACCCACAGGATATAGGCAATCCTGACGGCCAATTCGATATTACAAAGCATCCTCAATTTATCGCCCTTCAACAGCAGGTAGAGCAGTTCAATCAATTTCAGCAAAATCAGACTCAGGCTCTGCAACGCCAGCAGGAAGAACAAAGAGTCCAGACAGAAATCAATAATGAATTTGCTGCTTTGGAAAGCAGAGTTGGCAAACTCAATGATGATGTAAAAGCTGAAGTAATCAGGCGAGCAATTGCTATTGGCGACGCCCGAGGCGATGGAAACTTCTTTATTGAAGAGGGGTATCGGGATTACGCGACTTGGGTTAACCGGGTCCGTAATTCCCGAGCTAATGCCAATGCTCCGACAGTAATGCCGGGTAATGGTGGCCAGCCTAACCAGAAAAAGTCTTTCGGCCTTATGTCAGAGGACGAGCAAGTTGACCGTATTGCGGAAATGGCTCGTAAACTAGCAGAAGGTCAGAACCTATAAGGAGCGAATACAGTGCCTCAGACACTTACGACCCTCGCTCCACTTCTTAAAGAAGTGTACGAGGAAGGTCTTACCGACCAACTTAATTCTGACGCCAAAGCTTATAACCGTATTAAGTCGAACGCTAAGGCGGCGACTAAGTATGGTGGTAAGTATGTGAATTTCCCTATTCACGTTGCGCGTAACTCGGGTATTGGTTCTCGTAATGAGAATGAAGCCCTTCCGACCGCAGGTTTTCAGGATACTCGTGAAGCCTTTATTCCGCTTAAGTCTCACTACGCCGCAGTTGAACTGACTGGTCAGGCTATTGAACTTGCGGATAAGGATTACCAGTCCTTCGCTGAATCCCTCACTCTTGAAACCACGAGGATTAAGACGGACGTTTCTAAGGAACGTAACCGTATGTTCTTCGGTAATGGTTCTGGTGCTCGTGGTGTTGCAACCGCTGGTCCAACTGGTCAGGTTATTCCTTTTGCGAATGTCAGCCAGATTGATATCAACGGTGTATATGACATTATGGTCGGTTCTACTTCTACTGTCCGTCAGGCCGGTGTTGTGGTAACAAACGTTTCCGGTCTTAACGTAACCTTTACCGGTACTCTTACAGGTACGGTTGCAAACGATATTCTCGTTCGCACTGGTTCGTATGGCCGTGAATGGACTGGCCTTGGTGCTATTCTTTCGGATACCACCATTCTTCATCAGATTGACCCGGCAACGGTTCCGGTTTGGAAGGCAGAAGTTAAGACTACTGCCGGTGCTATTTCCGAACTTATGATGATTCGTATGGCTGACCGTATTTACATTAACGGCGGTAAGACTTCCGTTATTTGGACTACGCTCGGCGTACAGCGTGCATATTTCTCGCTTTTGCAGTCTCAGAAGCGCTTCGTTAATACTACGAAGTTTGAAGGCGGCTTTAGCGGAGTTGCATTCCAGTCGGCATCTCAGGGCGAAATCCCTATGATTGCTGATATTGACTGCCCCGCAGGTACAGCACAGTACATTGATGAAAAGTCCATCACTATTTACAACAATGGTGGATATAAGTTCATGGACCGTTCTGGCTCTATGTGGCAACAGAAGCGTACTTCCGCAGGTAAGTTCGACGCTTGGGAAGCTACGCTGTACGAATACTCTGAAATGGGTACTCGCCGCCGTAATACTCACGGCCTTATCTCCGGTATCACCGAGGACATTCTGACCTAAGGGCCGGACACCTAGTAATAGGGGAGTAGGGATAACCCCTGCTCCCCTATTCGTGTATATAAGGACTTCAAATGCCAACGATGGATTACGACAAAGCAACTCGTCTGCAATACGACGACTCCACCCTTTCTGTGGGAGAATCTGTATATAGTCGAAAAGCTATTCAATCTACAGGTCTTTCAACTTCTTCTGGCTCTCTCCGTATGACTTTCTTTACGGCCGGTAAAACAGAAACCGTAACGCAGGTCAGAATGATTTCTGGAGGTACTGCGGCGGCGGCTACTCCTACGCTTGTTAGGGTAGGTATTTATCAGGTAGATGATGCGACTGGAGATTTGACTCTTGTAGCTTCAACTCCAAATGACACTACTCTATTGGCCGCAACCAATACTGTATATACAAAGGCCCTTTCAGCACCCTTTACTAAGTATAAGGGTACTCGCTATGCAGTAGGACTTTTGGTTGTTACTGCGGTGGCTACTCCGACAATGGTGGGAAATAACGGTGCTCCGGCATCAGAAGTTTTCCAAGCTCCGCATATGGCCGCATATTCGGCGCAGACTGATCTTCCCGCCACTATTACGGATGCTTCTCTAACTTCTGGAGCAAGTATTATTTATTTCGTACTATTGCCGTAGGTGGGGCTATGGATTTTACTGCGATCCCAGAGGGTATCTGGGCAAACGGTATTACTCCTGTAATTGTTGTGGTAATGCTCTCGACTGGGTTGCTGGTGACTCGTCGGGAGCATAGCAACATGATTAAGCTAATGGAGTATTTCCGAGGTCTTGTCGAAACTAAAGACGTGACTATTGCAAATCAGGCTGAAGCTCTTGATCTGCTGAAAGAGGGCGCTAAAGTGACAAAACAGACCGTCGAAACCGTTAGGGATATTGCGAAACAAAAAGAGGAAGAATAATGGGCTTTTTTCATCATAAAGTCCGACTTCCTCCTAACGCTTTAATGAAATCTCGTGAAGCGGACGCACAATTGGAAAAGTCGAAGAAAGATTTGGAGGAAGCTAAATCGCTTACACAGGATTTGCTTTCGATGCGAGCCGATAATCACTTCGCAAGAGACTGGAGAAAGGCACTAGGGGTTAAAGATGGACGTTAATACGTTTGTTTTTTGGTCTAGATTGCTTACGATTATCGGTGGCTGTTCAACTTTTGTTGTATGGCTCGGATATTCAGCACTTGCACCTTGGTATAAGTATTCAGCTGGACGGTATATTTGGGGTTTGCTGACCGCAATCGTAATCCTTCTTGGTATTACAATTTTCCGGTTCTTAGTACCCGGCATGCCTTTCAGGCAACCCCTTATCATATTCGGATTGGTGGCTTTTGACCTATCTATTATCGGTATGGGCATTGGAATTTACAAGGCTCAGGTGCTTAGATATTATAAATACAAGTTCGCTACACAAGAGCGGATTAAGCACGATCAGAAACGGTCCACTATGACCGGGGATCATTGATCCAGAGGTAATTATAATGACGGTAATTGATGAATCACTTACCGCAAAAGGGTTTACGCCACAGAATCAAGTTCCACTAGTATATGGCGGACCCAGAACTATTGATTGGTATACAATTCACCACTGGGGGTCGTTCGGCCAGACACACGACGGAGTTAATAACTTCTTCGTTAATGGTCCCGGCGGTACTAGCGCGCATTTCAATGTTTCAGGCGGACGTATTAACTGTCTGGTAAACCCTTGGGATGCCGCTTGGCATGCTGGTAACGCTCTTGGTAATCGTACTTCAGTGGGATTTGAATGCCGACCAGAAGGTTCTGATGCGGATTATGCCGCGGTTGCTGAAACTTTGGCATTTATGAACGCTACATATGGGAAAAAGCCTCTCAGGCCCCATAACTACTGGTATCCAACAGCTTGCCCGGGAGCTTGGGATTTAGCTAGGTTGGATAAAATGGCGCAAACATATACAGCGCCTACTCCTACTCCTATTGCACCAAAGCCTCCGACAGGGGAAATTGTGGACCTCAAATATATTCGCGACAATTCAACCAAGAGGATTTCTCTTGGCGCTGGCTCTCAGGTATTCCTGCCTGAATCAGATAATACCAGCAATTGGAATCTTGCAGGCGATGGTCTTGGTATTGGTTACTACGACTGCAATTTGTATTTCCGTGGTGAAGGACTTGCCACTGGACAGTCTCTTCAGGTTCAGGTATTTATTCGCACAAATGACGGAAATCTTTCCGGCTATTTCCCGGTAGAAATTAAGGGTGATGATGATGGGTTCTTTGCAGGAACTGTACCATTCAAGTCTCCGCTTCTTGCTTCTGCCCGTTTGGAAGTTGCTGTTAAGGCTTCATCAGCTTGTGTAATCACTAATTACGGCGCCGACAAGTACGTCTTTATTAAGTGATTAAAATGCGCGATGTGCCAACAAAGGTATACGCGCTAATTGGAACGGAAGTGGGCATTACCGCTGGAATGGCGGTAATGCTTTACTTCTCTCTACGCTCAGTAATACGCGCTACTGTTCAAGGACAGTGGAAGGCTTTCAAAGAATTGTAGGATTTGAAATGGCAGATCAGATTTGGCTCGCCGGGCAGGGTTTTCAGCTAAGTCAGGAAATGATTAATCTCGCTCAGGAATTGAACGATAAATATCCTAACCTTTCGCTAGCATGGATTCCACCAGAAGATCGAGGCCCAGACGACGACCGCCCGTTCGCTATTGTGCAGATTGATAGAATGGGTAATCAAATCGCCATTATCCATCGCATGCACCAGTTTATGGTTCATGGAGCTTATATTTTCAATTGGCTGTGGGAACATGATAGCCAGCGAATTGATGTATGGGACAAGCTCCAGAAGCAAATCAAATTCGAGGAAGAACAGCGTGCTAAGGCGGCGCGTGAACGCAGTGATGAACGGGCTGATATTATTCATACCGTTGCTCACTCAAATAAGCATACATTCAAGTTGAATGGGCATAAGATTGGTAGTGAAAACAGCTACCCAACGCTAGGATTGAACGATGATCGAGAGAAAGACTAAAACAGTACAAGACGTACTGATTACGGTTAAACGTCAATTCGGTGACGAATCTGGTGTTCAGCTTACAGACTCGGATATTATTCGTTGGGTAGACGATGCCCAGCGTGAAGTTATTATGAACAATCCTGAAATCAATGCCACGGTTGTTTCTATTAACGTCACTGCTGGGACATACCAATATCCAATCCTTGCATCCATTCCGAATATCGAAATTGTACGGTCTGTCCACTATGATGGGCAGATTTTGCGTAATATGAGCTTTCAATCTGCGCAGGAATACATCATTCGGAATACTTCCAGTCAGAATAACGGCACTCCAACGTTCTGGTATGAATACGCAGGCACTCTAAACCTTTGGCCAGTTCCTCAAACGAGTCTTACTGGCGGTTTGAAGGTCTTTTATTCAGCCAGTCCCACAGAAATCACGTCTACTGGTGACGTATTGACGGTTCCAGATTCCTATTTCAATGCCATTATTACTTATGTAATGAAGCAGGCTATGAATATGGATGAAAACTTTCAAGCGGCTCAGGCATATGACCAGCAATTCGAGATTTCGATGCAGAAACTGGCTAACAGGACTCAATCTGAGCAGAATACCTATCCGACTATTACTCTTTTGCCGGGGGACAGTGATTACTAATGGCAGGTTCTAAGCAGGTTTATAGCAAGACTGCCGTAACCATTGGTCCTTTTACTGGCGGCCTTAATAACGTATCCAATGCAGGCGAAGCAAGGGATACTGAAGTCGTTGATTTGGTTAATTTTGAGGTTACGGTCGATGAAGCGTTAACTTCTCGACCTCCTATCGAAGCTCTCGCCGGTTCCACACTACCTGCCACCAATACTCTTGGTTGGGAGATTCTTGGTGTATATAGGGTTAGCTCTACAGAATGGTATTTGATTGTTGTTGTTCCCACAGACGGGACAACTAACGTAAATACTACTGTAAAAGCTTACCTTAATGGGGTAATTGGAACCGGTGAGACGATCACCGTAATTAAGAACAGTGTCGGCCTTATTAATAAGGTCACGTCTATGGTTCAGTTCAAGGACTGGCTATATTTTAATGTGGAATCTTCAGCAACAGATACTGGTTTCCGTTGGAAGAAAGGCTCTGGCGTAGGCGGCTCTGCTATTGCATCCATGCCCAAAGGTTCCGTAATGATTAGCTGGAAAACCCGGCTATGGGTATCTGGAACAGGCGAAAATCTAAATGGGGACAGGGTATTCTTCTCGACAGTTGACGCGACAGGTCCGCACCCAGAAACATGGGGCGCTTCTGATTTCTTTGATGTTGCTCCCGGTGAAGGCGGATTTATTACCGCGCTGGTGCCTAGCTTCAATAACCTTATCGTATTCAAAACAGACGGTACTTGGCGATTTGCTTATCCCTCTAAACCCTCACAAGGTATTGTGGATAAGATTTCAGGTAATGTCGGTTGTGCCGGTAAAAATGCCGTCGTGGAATTCGAGAACTATATGTATGTATACGACCAAGGTCGTGTCTACGAAATGGTCAACTCCAATTTCACGCAAATCAATCGTTTCGTCTTGTTTGATGAAGATGCACTTGGGGTCGATTCGACGGCTGTAGGCGTTGAGCTAAGTATCGTCAATAGGCGTTTGCTCGTTCGGTATTTTAATGCTCTGTATTGCTTTTCTGTGGATACAAAAGCATGGAGCCAATGGCGGACATATAGCGGTACTCCCGGCAGATGGTATGAAATGCCTTCTGATTCCAATTCAGCTTCCCCTTCGCAGTTTTATGCGGCTTCAAGAGGAACTGCCCAGTCTGTATCTGCCAATATGATTCAGGATTTCAGCTTTCTTGATCCTGTTATTAAAGCGGCTAGGGCGGCTGTGGTTGGAGCTACAGTTACGTATGCTACTCCTAATGTAACTATCACCAGAACTGCCGGTACTCCTACATTTAAATTCAACACTACGGGATCGGATACTGAATATGATCTTAGAGTGGCTACTTCACAACAGTTTACCTTTAGCGTTAATGTCAGCGCTACTAACGTTGCTTGTGTTATCGACGTTGTGTATCTTCTCGCAAACGGTTCGACAAGCACTAGTACGTCGGCCTCGTTTAATACTACAGGTCTTAAGTCCTTCGATTTTACTGCTCCTGCTGGGGCTATTCTTGCTCGTGTTGGAATACGGCTCAATGCTGCTGGCGCAATAACTATTGATTCACCGACTTTTATTAGGAAATCGGCCGTATCCCCGTTCAATGTAATGAGGATTACGGATACATATCCAGATCAGCCGTCTGCTGTGGAGTATATCGACTGTTATTTCCAAACCAAGAGCTATGACTACAAGACTCCCGGTAACTTTAAGAAGCTATTCTGGGCTGGTATTGACGTTAAGACGTTTAGGGACGTTTTGACTGAAGTTCGCCCGGTTTCTAGGGTAGCTCCTATTACATGGGGAGATTTGCAGGCATATACACATGCTCAGCTTCAACAAGGTCTGTGGGGAAACCCACTAAGCTGGCTTAATGTCTCATTCGATGTAACCAATATTCTGGAAGCAGATACGGTTGCATCCGAAAACGGACGTTATTTCAAGAAGCTTGGAAAGGCATTGCGATTCAGGCAGATATCCTACGTTATTAGAATGTCAACGATGGGTAATAAGCCAACTGGTGATGTTAAGTTCTTTAGCCTCACCACGTATATTGCCACTAAACAAGAGGTCGTTGACTCTTCGACGTAATGGAGGATAATGTAAGTCATGGCAAGTTTTGGGGCAATGAAGCGTCTAGACCCCAATAAACCGGGAACTCTAGCAAACAGGTATGCAACTGGGAGTCGTATTTATAATGGTACTTCTCCCAGTCCTCAGTTTGGTGCTGGCTCTGTTAATCCCGCAGGGTATTTACAAAGAGACACGACCAACAACGTTAAGCGAAACTTATTGCTTCGACAGGCAAATAAGGGAAGAAGGCTTTAAAATGGTTGCTCGTGTGCAACTATCCGATATGGGTAATCAGGCTTATAAGCCACCTGCGCCGCCTATTAAAGCGGCTCCCGTAAAGCTTCATTACGATGCTCCGAGGGTAGCCACTCAAAGCGGTGTTACTAAACAATGGTCGCAGGGTGCTGGTACTAATGCCGCTCCTATTTCCGTTCCGTCTTATCAGGCTCAATGGAATCCTCAGCCGGTATATCAAGCTCCCGCTCCTGCATGGCAGGCTCCTGCTCAAACAATGCCATTCCAGCCTTTTGGCCCCGGTGATGGTGGAGCATTGGGAAATAGTATTGGTGCTGGTATTCCTTCTGCACCACCGCCTCCCCCGCCTCCTGTAGTAGGTGGTGCTGAATGGTATTCAAAGCTTGGTCCCACAGCAAAGATTGCCGAGCAGAATAAATGGCTCGGCGGAGATTCTGATTATGCCGCGCAAATCGGTGAATATGATAGGGCTTTGCAGTCCTTTATTGACCGTATTACAAAGCGTAAGCAGGTATTCGATCAGGATGCGGCTGATGCTACTTCAATGACTAACCGCAACGAAGGCGTCGCTCAGAATGCTTTGGGTGAGGATTTCGCGGCTCGCGGTCTTTCTTATTCGGGTCTATTCGACCAGAGTAAAGAACAGAATGCGGGACGTTTCCGCGATGCTCGTACCAATATTGGTAAGATTCAAACTACCAATAAGAATCAGGCAGATAATGATTTGGCTGATTATCGGTCTGAGAATACCATTGGTCGTGGTAATGCAAGGCGCGCGGCACTTCAGCGTATGGCCGCAGATCAGGCACTCAAAGACGCTAATAACTTCTAGGAGATATGATGGTCGATCTTTGGGGCCAAATTGGCCACTGGTGGGAGGACCTGTTTAAACCGCTTGATGAAAAGAAGCGGCAACAGGTTCTCCATCCCGGTTCTGGTATGCCTGAATATGACCGCAGGATGAATGAACCTAAATTCGAGCGTGAATATGGTAGGCCCGCTCAGCCAAAATCGGCTGTTTCTAATAAAACACCCTTTACTGGCTGGCCAGCGGGTAACTATGCGGAACAAAAAGCTCAGGCATTTGGACAGGTTCCAGATGATATGTATGCGGCTAAGAAAGCGCAAATGGATCCTCGTTTGAATCCGCCATTACCAGAAGCTCCGCATGAACCTTCTCTTATGGAACAGCTATTGGATAGGCTTGATGATCCATATGGCGGTTTCAAGGGGAATGTTGATACAAGCGCATTGGATCAGGCTCTTAAATCTCGTCTTTCATCTATTGCTGGTATTAGGACGAATGCCAATAACAACTTCAGCGTTTCGGATCAGAACATCGCTAATATGCATGATGCAATGAAACGAGACGTTGAAACCACTGGCAAGGCTACGTTCAATGATATTGCCAATGACCAAATTGCCGGGCTTCAATCTAATCAGGATCAGGCAGTCCAAGCACTTAATGCCCAAAAAGCAAAAGAACAAGCAGAGCGCGTTGCAATGCTTAAGAACTTGGGTATTGAAGCTTCGGGCGCGACTCCCTCAGATAACTCGGCTTATAATCAGGGTATTGCTAGTATTACTTCTCGTGGTGGCGCAGAGCGCGCTAATGCTGTTGGTGATCGTGCTACCAATCTTGCTTATAATCAGACAGTTGCTAACTCTATAGGTCAGCAGGGTGCTGAAAGGCGAGCGGCTTTGGCTCAGCAATTGCAGGGTATTCTGGGTCAATTGGGTATGGCTGAAGCAGAAGCGAATAGCGATTACAATAACGCTAAGAACCAGATGATTCAGCAGGCACAGCAGGCTGATTACGATAACTGGCAACAGAATCGTAACTTTGATCGTCAGCGTTATAACGATCTATTTGGTCAGAGTATGCAAATGGAAGATCAAGCATTCCAGCGTGAAAAGTATGCTAATGATCTTGCACTGCAACAGATGAAGAATATGCCACAGCCTATGGGATTTACCAATTTGGCTAATGATCTTGTTTCGACATATGGACAGGATCAGGGACAGATTGCAACTCAGGTTCTGTCTCAGGTTCTAACTTCACCTGAAATGCAGGCAGTACCTCCTGACGCAAACCGTTCGGCATATATGGCTTCTCTTATTAAAAAGTATGGCCAGCAATACGGTATTAACGATGTTATGGCGGCTCAGATCGCTACTAACTATGCGAATCTTTAAGATTCATTAAGGGGTTTAAGTTGGCTGAGGACTTCTATCAGAGAGTATACGGCCGACGTAAGGCAACGGCACCGGCTATCGCACCGGCAGTTTCTATTCCTATGAGAACTGGGAATATGGGCTCCAATGCGGTAGCTGGTGCCGCCTCGCGTTCACCATTGCCTACTACAAACGCGCCCTCTAATAGCAGTGGCAATTGGTGGGAAGATGTAATCAATACTCCTGTAATCAAGGGGATATTGGATGCTCTTTCTGTGGGAACATATTCAGTCGGCAATTACGCAAACTTCGTTACTAAGACTGACGAGGACCGTAAAAAGGCTATTGCAGATGCCGCGGCTTCTATGGCACGCGGTGATTTGCTTGGTGGTGCGGCTGATTATATTGGTAATGCTGGCGGATTCGGCGGTGCTGTATCTGCTGGTTTGATTAACGGTCTTTCTGCCGCCGCTGGTAATGCAAATGACGTAGCTACTATGTCAGATACTGTTAAGAATCTTCAAAAGCGAGCCAATATAGATACTGAATCCCCGGAATCTCGTAATGTCCAGTTCTGGGGAGGCTTGGCTGGCGATATTCTGCTGGACCCGACGAATGTAGTAGGGCTGGGAGCGGCCACAGCGGCCACCAGAGGCGCTGTTAGAGGCTCTAAGGCATTCAGTGCCGAGAAGGCCCTTGCAGAGCGCACAGGGGCACTCAGCGAGTCTGTAGCGGATACTCGTTGGGGTAATGTAAAGAAGAATGCAAGTGAAGAACTTAATAAATATCGTCAGGAACAATACGATATACAACAGTCGCGTATTGCAAAGCGTCAAATGCGGAATGCAGACGATGCTACAAAGGCGCGGTATATTGTGGAGAATCTGCAAACGCTTCGACCGGCTGTATTGCGCGCCGTTGCGAAAACAATGGACGATAAAGAAGGAGCAATTGCGGCGCATTTGGACGAACTTACCGACAGTGATATGGCTTCATTGGCGTCAAAGCTGGACGAATCTACTCCTGATACTGTCCCTGCTGATATCGTTGATAACGTTAAGACTGCTCCTGAAAAGTATAAATATGATCCGCAAGTTGTGGGCCTCTCGTCGGTAAAGGAACCTACATTCGCTGAAAAGCTTGTAGATTCTCTCGGCGAATTTAGGACTACCAATAGGAAACCTGTATATACTCCTGAGCAAATCCATAACGTATCCACTATGCTGGCCGCAAAAGCGGCTAAAGGTATTGATATCGCGAAGGTTAAGAACTCTGAGTTTACTGATTTGGGCGTCCGCTATGAGCATGTACCGCTTATTAAGCAAGGCTCTAAGATGGAGGATATTGCAGATGTTACCTCTGTGGGAGATTTGCGCTCAATCGCTCGTGATATTGGTAATGGGACTATTCCTAAGTCTGCTGTTGCGCCTCTATACGAACACATAGGAACTGACGATCCAAAGGAGATTGCTCGGTTTATTAGGTCGTTCTCGTCCACAGACGAATTCAAACAAGCGGCTAAGAATATTAGTAAATACGGAACTAAGCGAACGGGTCAGACCCCTTTGCCTTGGATCGGCGTATCTGGTCATGGCAAATTGGCTATTCCCGGAGAAGGATTCACACCTGCTGATATTCTTTCTGCTAAGACTCCGGCTAATCCAGAGCAGAGTAGGAAATTCCTTGAGAGTCGTTATAAGCAGTCTGCAATTGAGCTTGCTATGCATCCTCGGGGCACTGAGCTACGCAATCTCGCGGACGATATATTTAAAGAGACTATTGATGTTCAGCGTGCTCCTGCTGGTCCCCGCCGTACTCGCCGTGGTGCTAGTGCTGCAAAAGACTTGAAGGGTGCAAAGTTTGAAACCAAATACAATACTCAGTCTGCCCTTTACCGTATTGATAGGGTCACTCAGGCTCTAAGGGATATGAAGTTCAAAACTCAGGCTCAATATGATGATGCGTTTATGATTACGCTGAAGGATATTGACGATCGGCTTAGGCTGGCTGGTTTTGATCCTCACCTGACCAATATGGCTATGCAGGGAGATAAGCTGGCTGTAAGGCTGGCTCCTTCTGACGTATTCGGAGCTATGTCTAAAGCCGACCGGGTTAAATATATCCACGGCAAGAAGGCATTCAAACAGCCTATTCAGGAATATCTGCCGTCTACGGTATTGGACCTTGCTGAGGTTCTTACTAGGTCTGCAACTAAGCTGACTCCTGAGGGTAAGATTGACGTTCAGGCTATGGTTCTTAATGCTCTGGATTCACTTCAGGGTAAATATGAAAAGCATGTTCAGGGTATTCGGGAAATCGAACATAACCTTGATATCAAAACTATCAATAAGAATCATGAAGCTGTTCTTCAGACGCTGGATAAGGAATACAAGACAACCTATCTTCAGGCTTTCAAGGAAGCTAAGTCTCAGGCCGAAAAGCTCTCTGTAGTAGAACTGGCTAAGAAACAGTCTCCTAAGGAATTTGAAAAGGTAGCTTCTAAGCGCCTTCAGGATATTCCTTTGGAGCTTATCAATAAGTTCACGAAGGGTATGGCTGATGGTCAGCCGAGTATTATCTCTAACCTTATCAATACTAATATGCGCAATGCTTCTGTCTTTGGCGGAACTGTTGCCAAAGAAATTGGTGAGGCTTCGGCAGAGTATTCGGCAAAGGTTCTTGAAGCGCTGGATACAGGTTCTATTGGCGATTTCCTCTCTGAACTCGTAGTTCATCCTCGACTGGCTACTATTACCGATCCTGAAGCGGCAAAGCTATTGCGAGAGAATGCGGATACTGTCCGTATGTCTGTTGTAAATGCTGATGAAATGGCTCATGCCAGCGCGCTCAATAGGAACGTTAATGGCGTAGGTGATGCGGCGGCTAACAATGCGGCGGCATATAGGCTTGATCCTGATATTGCCGCTGAAATGACTAAGCCTCTGGATACGATTAACACTGAGATTCTGTTCGACCTTACAATGCGCGAATTGAATAAGGATATTCTGTACCGTAAGTATGGAGCTTCCCGTTGGTTCAATAAGCGCACTGGTTTGAATAAGACCTTTGATGTGATTGAATCCAGTTCGCACGCCTCTCAGCTTCTTATGACAGGATTCCACGGTATTATCAGGAATTGGCGGGCTAAGGGATATACTCCTGAAATGCTCCGTATTGCCATGAAGGAAGTTCAGACTGGACCTGCAACCACAGAAGTAGCTCGTGAAGTCGAACAGGTTATGAATCAGATGTTTGATCCTAATAAGGTCAACTTCTTGTCTCGTAACTCTGTTGGTCCTGCACACTTTAATAGGATTCTTAAGTCCGTTGGATTTAACGATTCCTATAAGGTTCCTGTGGATGCTACGCCGGAAGTAATGAACCAAGTCTGGAAAGAATGGGATATTACGCACGTCGAAGATTTTATGTCTAAACTTATGGGCGCAATGGTTAAAACGTCTGAGGACATTTCAATTGGCGCGTCCTTTACTAGGCACTTCGGTTCTGATGTTGGCGGTGTAATTGACGGCGTTCCAATGAAGCGCGTAGTGGACCCTAAAAATCTTAATCCGCTATTCCCTCTTATTGATACGTCGAAGTATTACCCACAGTACGTAATTGATGAAATGGTACATATCGGTCGGCTAATGACGGAATCCCGCTCATTTAAGCCCGGTACGGCATTGCATACATTCGTAACTAAGGTTATGGACCCTACTATCAGCACTCTGAAAATGACTCAGACTACGCTGAAGCCGGGCCACCACCTTATGTCAGTGATCGGCGATACTTGGCGTAATAACCTTGCATTGCATACTATTGGTTTTAAGGGTTCTCAGAGCAAGTTGTATGTAGAATCAGCAATGGTTCTTAAGCATGCTGTGGGAGATATCGAAGAACTGTCAGAATTTCAGAAGTTCCAGCGTGTTCAAGATATTGCCGGAGAAATCAAAATCGGTTCTGATATGGAATCCCCGACGCGATTCTTTGGAAACATTGGTGGCGGTGGTAAGATTACCGATAAGCAACTGTATGATATTATGCAGGCAAATGGTATTGCACTTCCCGCTCACTTGGGCGGTATGGCAGAAGATTTCCTCACCGATCCTTTGGGAGGTCTTGGAACAGGAGGTAATGCTTTCGTTCGTGGGGTTAATAAGGTTACGACTGGAATTGACCGGCTCGCTAACCCTTTGCGTCCTAAGTTCGGAATGAAGAATCCATATAGTCTTAATAAGTTTACTGCTAACCGGGATACGTGGACGCGCGGCGCCCTATTTATAGGGGCTCTACGCTCTCGGCAATTTCGCAACCTTGATGATGCTGTTGAATTCGCAACCAAGTTCGTAAGGAAATGGTCGCCTACAGCAGTTGATTTGGCGGCGGCGGAATCTAAATACGCTAGGCGATTCATTTTCTACTATACGTGGATTCGAGGTATGGCTCCACGTATCATTGAATCGGCTCTTATGCGTCCCGGTATTGCCACTATTCCTAATAAGGCAATGTATGAAATGGCCAAGAGTAATGGGATTGATCTTCAGTCCATTGGCGATCCATTCCCTGACGATAAGCTATTCCCCGATTGGTACACCGAGCGAGTTATTGGTCCACAGTACATATCGCATGACGGTGATCTTTGGGGTTTTAATCCTACTGGACCCCTTGGGGACATTTTTAACAGCTTGGGATCAAACGTTAAGCCAAAGGATTTTCTTTCGCTCGACGCTTATACCAAGACTGCGGGAAATATTCTCAATATGTCTACGCCGTGGTTCAAAGCGCCCATCGAATTGACAATGGGACATACCATTGATAGAGATATACCAATCCCTGACAGGTTCCAATACCTTCAGGATTTGATTGGTCCTGCTCGTACTATTTCTAAAATGACAGGTAAGGAACTATATCTGGCTCCCGGTCCTAATGGATTGGAAAGGCCAAATAGGACTGAATCCAAATTTAAGAAGGGTATGACGCCGGAAGAAACCGGAGCTAATGCATTGCCCGAATTGCTTAACTGGGCAACTGGTTTGGGTTTCACTAACTACACAAGCGATAGCGCTGAAAAGAGTGCTCAATTCCAAGAGAAGGCGGCACTTCAAGCTGAGAAGAAGAAGTTTGAAAGGTTCCAGTAATGCCATTCGGAACAACCGTCGCGGCTTTTACACAGAAGCCTAGCAAACCTCTGACTAAATTCCAGAATACGAATATACAGCAATATGGAGCAACAAAGGCTTCGGGGGATGTATATACAAACCCCGGCCTTCGTTCTCTTAATCAAACCGCCGCGACCAGTCCTGCTGTATCTGCTGGGGCTGGTCGCGGTTCCAATATCCCTGTATCTGGAATGCAGAGTCAACAAGCAAACCCTGTATTCCAACCGGTCATATCCGGTAACTTCAAAACTGACCATTCAGATCAGGCATATAGCCGTTTGAATGAAATCAATAGAACATCGGATATCCTTAATGAAGGATCACAACAGCAGTTAGACCTAGCTAATGCACTTATCAGGCGCAGGAATGCTATGCGCCAACAGCAATCCACCTACGACTCTGGTTATAATGCTGGTGGTGGCGGATTTGTGCAGGGAGATTCTGGCTCATTTGCGGGAGGCAGTGTCCCGGGTCTATCTGATGAACAGATGAATAACGCCCGTATGATTGCGGATATTGGGCGTAAGCGCGGTCTTGATGATAATGCTATTCAGATTGCCATTATGACTTCGCTTGCTGAATCCGAAATGAAGAATATCAATTTCGGTGACAGAGATTCATTGGGTCTATTTCAGCAAAGGCCGTCTCAGGGATGGGGAACTGTCCAGCAGATTACTAATCCGAATTATAGTATCAATAAGTTCTATGAAGCACTTCAGAGGACTAACTATAATTCAATGACCCCTTGGCAAGCGGCGCAGTCCGTTCAGCGTTCATTTGATCCCACAGGAAATAACTATCGCGCTCGATATCAGGTAGCTCAGCAAGCATTTAGGGCTATTAATAATCCTCGCGTCGCTTCTGTGGGAAAGTATAATGGTAACGCGGCGGCTGGCTTTATCAACGCTTACAATAACAAATATATTGATTACGATGGAGCGTTCGGTAATCAGTGTGTAGACCTTTATGACTACTACACTACGCGGTTTGTTGGTGGGGCCGCGCCAATGGTCGGATATGCCCCTGAAATTTACAGCAATTACGACCAGAAAGCTTATGCCAGAACGGGCGCTAATGTCCCGGCTGGTATGGGATATGTGGCTATATTCAGGCCGGGGGGATATACACCGTCTGGACACGTAGCCATTGTAGTGGGGGATAACGGAAACGGGACTCTAAGGGTATTGCAATCAAATGCGACCCCGCAGGGTTCTCGCGGCAACACAATTATATCCAATATATCCAAAGCAACCCTTATGGGTTACTTGATTCCTAGAAAGTTGATGCGATGAACAACGTATGGGTTTATGCAAAAGCTATTGTAGCAGTGCTTATGGCAGGTGTTACTTCTGCTTTGGCATTCTTTGGACCGGATACCGTCGAATTTAAATGGCTGACTATTGCGTCAGCTATGCTCGGTGCGGTCCTCGTTTACCTCGTGCCTAACCAGTCTGCGGACGGCAAGCACGAAGCAGGGGACGGCGCCTAATCCCTGTCAAGAGCGCTAAAACCCTGAAGGCCCCGGTAGTGTTTGCGACTACCGGGGCCTTACAGTTACTATTAAATCATGGCAAAGGAGACATTGCAAGGTGTTGACGTTGCGGCCCTGCCGCCCCGCTCCCACTGGCTTTACATGGGAGCTTGTTCAATTGAGAACAATCCTTTTATTCAAGAACGTATTAATGTTCAATCATGCAAGGAGGTATGTAGTCATTGCCCAGTTAAATCCCTATGCCTTAGATATGCCATAGCCAATGATGAAAAATATGGCGTATGGGGAGGGCTTACTCGTCGCGAAAGGATTCAAGAAGCGAAAGAAAATCCTCGTCTATCTCAGGGAGTTCCGATTGAATTTCGGGATCATTGGTTGGAATTAGAGGGTCGTGTGAAACGGAATCAGACTCCAGAGGTTCTTCGGGATAAGCCTCGTGATCCGGCTCTTGATTATAAGTTCGATCAGGAGTTTCTTGATCTAATAGACTCAATAAGTCTCGCATAGCCTGAATCTGACGCGGCCCTATTAGAAGCGGAGGTTCCATTGGTCCCCATTGCTCATAAAATGAAGCTTTGGGATTCCAGCATAAACCGAACCTTTCCCTAAGGTCCAATTCAGTACACTTATTTGAACAGTAGCTAACTTTGTCGTAGCCGGTAAGAAAGTGTTCGCCACAGCGAATGCATTTCTTATCGGCTACTTCTTTAAGCGGCCAAGTAAGGCAAGTCAATAAAGACTGAGCTTCCCATTCAGTACGTTCCTGAGTTGCTTGATTCTCTTCTGTGGGTATATCAGCGGTCAGAGATTCTAGGCTCACTCCCGCTTGCGCCAGTATCTCCATTTGCGCTTTGCTTAATTTCATTGAAACGTGCCTTTGCTGTTTGACGCAGTTCAGTACAAGCTCGTTCAAGCTCGTCGTCGAATACCTTCTCAAAATCATCAAGAGAAGCATCAAATGTGAAGTCAGACATTTCGATTATGATATAAAACTTTTCTGCCTTATGCACTGTATATTTCATTTCTTCATCGCCCTTTGTAGAGCCGTCTTGGCGTACTTATGTTCCTGAAGCCATTGGCGTCCGTATACAGCCGCAAATGCCCAGTGAGTATTCTTGTGCGCACCGATACGAGGATTGAGTCCCGTTTTCTTCGCATAATGGTCGAGGTCGGATGAATTATAGAAGGCAATGGGAAAGTTATGCGATGCCGCCCAACCGATGATAATACCATTTGCCTGCTCCGCAATGACATTTTGCCCGACATTTGCTTTCGCACCTTTATTACCTCCCCACACCTTGTATTCCTCATATACGACCTGATCTACAGGACGCTTCCATTTATTAAGGAATTCCCAAAGTGCGGGGATACCTTCAATTTGACCGAAATCAAGAATACCACCGGGAAAATCATCCCGCTCGTCCTGATAACACCAACCAGTAGTCTGTCCTCCGTCGAAACTAAGAACGTTCATAGAGCTTCTCCAATTCATTAATTTCGTGGCGCTTAGTTGTAATCGTGGTATACATTCGTCTCCCAATCGTGACAAATGCACTTACAATCAGAGCCGCCAATACCGGGATTACCGCGCTTAATAACGCGATACAGAAAGCATATAAAGTCCAATTGACCCAATATGCCGCGTCGTTCCAAAAATTTAGCCAGTTTGGCATGTTTCCGCCACTCCCATTTTACTCGCTCATTCCGAGCCCTTTTGTAGCCCTTCCTCTGAGCTTCCATTCTGGAAAGAATCCTTGATTCCGCGTTCCACGATTCCAGCATTTGATTCAGCATTTGTTCGTGAGCTTTCGCCAGAATAGGCGACAGGTCGCTTAAAGAGTTCTGAGACACTTCTAGCCCAATCTATTATTTCATCTATATTTTCGTGAAAAACCCTGTGAATCTGCATTTCCTCTTGGTTATATACAACCCTTACTCCGCACTTCAAACACAGAACTTTCAAAATAGGAGCGATAGCTTTATCATACGCTTCTGCTATTTCAAACAGCCCGTCCTCTGATCTATACGACATTGTGCCATTCCTCATGTTTACTCATAAAGTCACTAAATACAGGTACACCGCATATAGAGCATATTTTAAATACTTCAGTTGAATATGCACCTGTAGTCCCTAGGTACAAACTACGCGACTGCCACATTATTTTGTCGTCCGCCAACTTGCTTACCTTCCACTTTGAATTTAACCCGATCCATATCAGGGAATGGATTCTCCATGATTTCCCGAATACGAGCTAGGTAATACTCACGCTTTTCTGTGGGGATTTCAAACCACAGAGCGTCGTGAATCTGCAATAGAATACGAAGTTCAGGCATTGCCTTGCGAATCCTATTCATAACCAGCTTTACGAGGTCTGCTGATCCGCCTTGGATTTTGCTGTTGAAGGCTTTGTAAGCTTCGCTTGCAGAATTGAAATGGCGGAAATGACCTGACCAGTATCGGATACGTCCTGTAGTAGTCGCTTCATATTTTGCTCGTTCATTAGCGCTCCCGAGGCCAGGGAATTTAACATAAAACTCCTGAATGTATTGTTTACCCAGAGCGATCCCTTTATCCCCTTCTCCGAGGTTAAAGATATCACGGACTCGGGCTGGCCCGGCTCCATAATCAATACTATACACAAAGGACTTTGTTTTGAAGCGGGGCCAACCCATTTCGGCCGCCATTTCAGTAAATATATCCCGATCAGGGTCATTGAATATCTCAAGTAGTTTCGTATCATTACCGAACGCCGCTCCGAGCCTAAGCTCTAGTTGTGAATAGTCGAATTCCCAAAGCTCGTGTCCCTCAATAGGAACAAAGCATTTCTTTACGTCTTTGACCCACGGTTTGTCATCGGCCTCTTTAGGAATCTGCTGAAGGTTTGGATTACTACAGGCATATCGTCGTGTAAGAGTTCCGTGAGATTTATAATCGGGTCGAAGTTTCCCATCAGGGTCCACCAGTCTTTGATATGACTCGTAGTAGCTCTTACCTTTTGACCAACCGCGAAACTCAATAATCTTCCTTGCTATAGGGTTATCCAAATGCTCCATCATAATTTCATATTTCTCCATTGCCTTTGAATCAAGCGTTGGAGTTTCTACGATGTAGCGCTTACCTTCTGCGTCCTTCTTTTTACGCTTAGCCATAATGACTGGAAGGCCCAATGTCTCATATATGACTGGCTTAAGTTCGCTGGACTTAGCGGGATCAAAACCAAGCTCCTGCTTGATCTTATACATTTCCCGCTCACAGCGTTCCTCCCACATTTTGCAATATGCGATATCAACTGTGACGCCTCTGGTTTTCATATCATAGAGAACCTTGAAGTTCTCCATTTCAATTTCTCGCCAGAACCTAATTATTTCTTTTGATTCTTTCTGAAGCCTAGCGGCTACTACTTCCCACAGGCGGTATACCGCTATTGCATCTGCACGAGCATATTCTTCAATTTCGGAACCTGCAATGCCCACCCATCCGTAGGCTTGCATGAGCATATTGAACATAACAGATTTCTCTTTGCCGGGTACTTTAAAATACCTACAGCAATTTTCGAGACTTGGCGTGGCGAGAGGCCGTCCGTCGTCAAATGCATTCTCATCCAGCAAATGGCACATACTGGCAGTGTCGAAGAAATATTCAAAGGGCTTATCGAAGTCGTAACCCAAAAGCATTCGGGCACTCCGAGCGTCAAAATTAACGTTGTGGGCAATGATCTTTTTCGTGAGCACTTTAAGGAGTATTGGCTCCCATATGTCTCGATGGTAGTTTCTCCCTCGTAAGTGAAAGCATGGGAAATAGTCCGAGAGATATGCCGTACCAAAGGGGGAATCAACCTTCGTTGCGATGGAAAATCCATAGATTTGAACTCCTTCGTCAAAGAGATTGATATGTCCATTGTTTTCAGTATCGAAGCCAACGAATTCTACCTTATCTAGTAGGTCGAGCCAATTAACACTAATATCCGAAGCCGGCTTCGTCAGGTCCGGCTCCTTGTTGAGCGTTACCATATTCTTCGTCTTTCTCTTTAATCTTAAATGAGAAACTGTCCTTACCATTCATAACGATATACTCGTCAGCCGGGTAAGCACGAGATTTGGCAAAGATCAATTCAACGTGCGCCTGATTTTCAGGCATAAACATTGTGAGGACTGTGGATGCATCGGTAACAACATACTGATTTCCATAAACATCACCGAGACCCGGACGCTTTTTCCCAGTAAGGTCGGGCTTTCTATTGTGATGGATGATGAAAAAAGTAGTGCCATAGTCACTCGTTAGCTTATTTAGTTGGTTATTGATTTCCTTCGCTTGGGTTTCTTCCATTTTTTCAAATGTAAGCTTACCCATAGCATCAATGATTAGGACTTCTGGTTTGTGTTCCTTGACCAGCATTTCGATAAGCCCATAGCCTTCGGGTTTAGCGATATCAAGAGGGCGGCCCAAAGGCACAAGCATGAAATTACTTGAGTCACTTTCGTCCATTTCCTTTCCAACCAATAGCCCTGTAAGGAAGTGCTTTAGCATATCGCCGGGCATTTCAAGTGACAGATACATGACAGATATCTTGCGCTCTACCGGCCACTTAAGAAATTGTGTTCCAGTCGCCATAGCTTTTGCCAATTGCATTGCCAGACGCGACTTTCCAATACCCGACTCTGCCGATATAAAGTTCGTTGTCCTAGCTACGATCAAATCCTTAATAAGCCATTCAATCTGGAAATCAGATCGCAAGAGTTCATTGGCCGTATAGACCAGCTGTATGTCCTCTTTGGTTTGCTTTACAGGCTTAGGCTCCGTATAAGGATGCTTAGCCCTAGCCTTTAGAATGATTTCCGCTAGACGCCGTTCTCTATCTGGCCGTCCGACAAACTTACCAATGCGTGTATCTACGTCGTTAATGACTGCATAGATTGCTTCATCCGGCATTGCCGCTTCAGCACATAGATAAGCAAGAAGGACTAATGAATCAGAACGTTTACCTTTCCCTGTGGGAGGATTCTTAAATACGTCGAGAGCTTGTTCTGTCCATTTGTATTTGGCCAGTACGTCACCGATCGGAGGAATATCTCCGAAATCGGATAGGGCTTCGACGACAGAATCTTTAACAGAGGGGAGGAAATCGAACTGTTCTATATTGTACCGTTTATCATTCTTGGATATGAAGTCAACAGGCATAGGCTCGTAGCCTTTACCCTCATACTTCTCAGCATCCATATAGTTCGTGGTAAACGGTAGACGCATTACCCGATTAGCATTCCAGCAACCTATATCAGCTTCAAGGTAATAAGCAAGTCTCTTATTAATGTCCTCGAAGCGCTGTAAGGCCGCAGGAGCCGTTAGAACCCAGTACCAGTGCTCGTGCCCATCCAGACCTGTTTGGAGCCGCCAGCTAGGCTCAGGGAGCCTGCGATCGGCCTTCAGGATCATACGCGCATCAGCCGCATTCCCATCTAGGTCAATCCACAGCACCCATGAAGCCATTACATATTGCTTCTCATTGGATATTGCATCTGGTTCGAACATTGCTGGGTTATAATACGGCGTCTTGCGCTTTGCATTACTGGCAATGATAAACTCGATAATACTGTTCCGCTTATCAGGCCATAGTTGGCCGGGCGGTACATCAAACGAGTTTGGGTTTGGCTTATAGGCTATATATGCCTTTCGGGGCTTAGGTCCTTTTCCCCAAACATCGTCGAGGAATTCTCCCAAAAGCTCCTTAGAATTCATTCAATAGCCTCATAAACTCGTCGTCGGGTTCTGGAATGTCGGCCGTTGTAAGACCGTAGAGCTTATTAGCGATAACAGCTTCCGCCCTATTCAAGGGAAGGTGACACTGTGTGCAACACCTGAATTGGCCCCGATTAACCGGGAAACCCATAGGAGAGTCTGTTATAACTGTACGCTTACCATACTTAGGATAACTGTCGTACCAAGGGAATCCATGATTCTGGAACATTATTTGGCGACATTTGCCTTCAGTAGGACAAGGCTGAAGATATTCCATTTCCTATCCTTTCATTGAGAAAGCGGCCCCTGCTTCAGCCAGACTAGGACGTGTCAGCAGGGGCCGCTTATTAAGCAGTGGCCATATGGATCATCCGGGCGGGTTGCATCCAACGCGACTGATGCAATAATCCATATTGTTATGTGTCGCTATACGCCACCTTGATGATTACCAGCCAGAAGTATCTACTGCGACTTCAGACTTTTCTGCCGGTACATCACCAGCCATATCGGATACACCAGATTCACCCTGATTACGGATGAACTTCTTATTGGTGAATCCCTTCTTGCCTTCAGTTACCTTAAGGACGCCCTCGGTTCCAATAACCGAATCCTTCTGTTCGACAAGATCGAAACCCTTTTCGGCCATAACCGAGTCAGGAACTCCGATATCCTGCATCCATTGCTTTCCCACAGAAGCGTGAATCTCGGAATTGGTGGCACCCTTTACCGGCTTTGTAAGCCAGATAGTTTCAGTACCCTTACGGCCCTGTTCATCTTCAACGGTATTCACCTTGAATTCAAGGAGAGTAGATTCCACATTCGTATCTTCCTTGACGTGCTTTTTCACATCAGTAAGAACGACCGGGTAAACGCCGATAGGCAGTCCAAAGCCGGTGGGGATTTCATCTACGGGAGTTTCCCAATCATCGAAAAAGCCCATTGTCTTTACTCACTTTCTTTGTTTAGCAAACGCAGTAGTTCGTCGTCGTTTGTAATTTCTTCTTTTTCTTGTTCCGTTAGAGGCGTAGCTTCAATAACGGCGCCCTCTTTAGCAACGCCCCATTTAGTATACGCCTCGGCAAGCTCACCAATATCATTAATGAAATTGCCCAATCCGCCAATACGGTTCTTGACGGACACCCTATTCCCAATCGGTTGCAATTGGAACCTGCGCCTAGATTCCTGAGTAGCTTTATCGAACTTAACTTCAGCCCGAATAACACTGTGAATCAGACGCTGGAAATCATTTGCGGCTCCCGGTGGGAAATCTGGACGAGTCATAAGAGTTTTATCATCAAATTTCTCGTGAGATACAAACCCTACATGAATACCACACCTGAGAAAATAGCTTACAACATCTTCGCTTCTAAGCTGTGAAGCCAGATAGTCAGGACGTTGAGGGCTAAACGGATCGCGGAATTCACCCTTTTTCTCGGCCTGCAATGAACGCTGGCGAACAATCCAAGTCTTGTCATTCTTAACCATACTGGAGTATTCATCAAGAACTACAGCACCAATCTTATCGAATGGTGGTTTTCCCTCTCGCAATGCGTGAGCGAATTGTTGTAGCTGTTCAATGTTTTCGTATCGCATCCATTTGCACCGGCGCTTCAGCTGTGGGAAGTTCTGCAATGCAGTCCAACCTTCTGCCGAATCGACATACACAATGTATTTATCTTCCGGCACAATAGCCTGAATGAATTGCAACATTGCCGTAGTCTTACCCGTTCCCTGATCGCCCATAATGCAAAGCTTTACAGGAGGGGTTGTCATATCTTCCATGTTTACCATAGAAGCCATGAGCGCTTCAAAACTCTTTTGCGATACTTTGGGCAATGCCTGACTAGGTACGTTGTCGTCGTATCCCTGTGCCATTACCAGTCTCTCCGTTTAGGTTCATAATCTACAGGAGCCATTGCTACTTCTGAAGCTCTATCAGGAACAGGATTACCACGAATAGTACCTTCATACCAATCAGTTTCCTGTTGCATACGCATACTGGTCCTGCGGTGCTTTTCTTGAATACGATCGACTACCCTATACCGACGTTCTACCAATTCGGTAATAGCTTTGCCAACCTCTTCAAGCTCTCGCATATCCTGTTCGATACTGGTTTCAGCTTGCTTAGCGTCGGCACCGTTCATTTCGTAATCCATATTACTCGTCCTCAACCACAGAGAGCCATACGATCTGCTCGCCGGTTTCTTCATTGGTAAGCAATTCGGCACCGGTTACAGCCAATTCTCGGCCGTCCTCCAATTCGATCTTTACCGGAACGTCAGGCGTATCCAGATCATCGTCGTGGAAGATTTCATTGATATCGCGGAAGTGGTGAAAGAGTGACATTGTTTTAACTTTCTCTTAGGTTTTGTCGGAAATCTGCTAATGCTGTTTTTAATTGAAGCAGGTTATCAGCTTGGATAACCTTGGTTGTAATCTCTACGCCGGATTCAACTCTACGAGTAGTAGGGTCTGCCGGATCAGCAAAGATATCTGTTGGATCGTTATTCTTTTTGAGGGACAGGGTTAACTCGTACTTGGCCACCATTACTCCAAAAGATCAATATGGGCGTGCAACTTCGCTTTAAGAGATTCAAGCGTGTCAGCCGTAATATCAATCTTTCCAAGCTGTCTGACGTAAGCTCTTTGTTCTACTTTGTCATAGCGGTCCAGTATTACGGGGGCTTCAACCTCAGCCCTGATTATAGCACTGAACCTCAGTTGCTTCATTTGGCTTTCAGTCATCTTCATACCCGTATTCGTTTGGTTCGTAGAACGCTTCCCGCATAAGCTTTGTGCTTTCACCGCGAGCTTCAAATTCGCATAGATCCGCAAACCCGCAGTGTCCACAGTTCATCTTATTGGCCGACCGCATAGGCCGGTATTCGGGATTCTTCTCGTTTGCTTCGATCTTTTTCATATTCAGCATCTGCTCTGTAATAGCGTCTTTGATGCGGAATTCATTTGGACGGGTTTCACGAATGCAAAACCTATCCTCGACCTTATTCACCTTACGAGTGCGAAGCATATTGTACTTGGCTCCGACAACCTTAATACCATGTTGCCTTAGTCCAAAGATATACTTAGGCGTCTGTGGGAAGATGTTAATCATCTGCTGAGTATAGAAGTCGTACAAGAATTTGTGATCGACTACCCACAGTTCGCTATTGTGTTCAATAAGCAAATCGAACTTGAAAGGGAATACAAGAGTCTCAGTGAATTGGACTCTATACTGAACCTCAGCGGCTACAATTTTCCATCCGAGCTTCGGGAAAATGTCCCTAATCCATTCAGTTGCTAGTGC